ATTGCTACCTTTCTGCAACATAATAAATGCCATAATAGGAGCAAACTCGGCCCTGGTTAATCGAGAGTATTTTGCAGAAAACTCCCATCTTTGACCGCCAATGTTTCTTACTTGGGTTCTACCAGACAAGCTTGTGCTAGATAAATTATAAAACTTACTAGTAAAGCTTACTGACTCAAATACAGGTGTTGTTGGGTATTGTCCACTCATGTTAGTTTTGCCTTTCCGCTATTATTAACAGCTCTGTTGACCATGCTAACTATTTGGCCTCTGCGAGAGTTTAAGAGCGCATCAAAGCCCTTAGTGTCGTTAGCCATAATATTGAAGTTAACATTTACATTTTGCGTTTTACTAGATTCTTGGTCACTATTAACTGCTCGTTTTAGGTTTTCATTTGTAGCTATTCTACCTGATGTTCCCATACTTAATAGCTCTGGCCCACGCTCACCTACTAAGTAAGACTCGCCGCTACGCACCTGACCACCAGTAGCGCGACCCGCAATTGCCGTACCTGCAACTAAACCAGCCGAAGCGTAACCCATAGTTCTAATTCCTGTCGCAGTAGCAAACCAAGCAAGAGGGCCACCCAAAACTGCCGATTGCGCAGCAGCCGCATTAGCTGCAACTTCCGTTGAAACTATAATCTGAGCAATTGCAATTGCTTTTTGCAAGGCAAATAATACTTTAGCTTCTTTACTACCTTCTTCTGCAATGCCAGACAATTGACTTGTAAATCCAGATAATGCGTTCAGAGCTTGCATTCTAACTGCATTCTTGGCTTCTTCTTCGCCTACTGCTATTTGTGTACGATCCTTAGCGCCTTTGTCCTCAATTTGTTTTTTAGCCGTTTCAAATTCTTGCAAAGAGATTAATTTGGCATCACGATCAGCAGTTATACGGGCTAATTCCTCAGACTCATGGGATTGAAGTAATTCTCTCTCGCTCATTAAGCCACGTTCAATTACAGTAAGATTCTCTTGAGCAGCAGCTATCATGACTTCACGTTTTGCAGTTTCATTTCTAACAAACTTTTCTAAGTCTTCTTCAGTTTTCTTATCTTTCTTTTCTTGCTTCGCAATTAATCGCTGCTCTTCTTTTGCTGCTTTTTCGGCAGCTTTGGCTTTTTCCTTTGCTAACTTAGCAGCGGCTCTAGCATTTGCTTTGATTTCTGCTTGCTCATCTTTATAAGCTTGAATTAAGCGTAATTTTTCAATAATTGCTTCTTTGTTAGAGCCGGTAGCGCCAACTTGAGAAGCTTGGTATTCATACAGAGCATCGCCAGTCAATGTTAATTCATTGTACTCATTATTTAATTGTTTAATTAAGTCTTCAGTAGCGGTTGTTACATCATCAGTCCTAGATATTTCTTCATCCTTTAAAGCGTTTAATCGTTCAATTTCAGCAGCAAGCTTCTCTTGTCTTTCGGTATATGCCTCTGTAGTTTCACCGGCAACGGCCTGCCCTGTTGCGTGGTTGTAAGTAAGTTTTATACCTTTTTCTTGCTCTTTGCTTAATTCTGCTATAGCTTTATCAAAATTTTTGACCTTTTCAACAGATAAAGACCTTTCGTATGCCTTGGCAGCAGGGCCAAGTGCATCAAACTTTTCGCCAAGTGTTTTCATATCTTCGTCAAGAGCTTCAAAAGCTTCTGACGCAGTATTTAACTGGCTAACTAACAACCCACCAATTAAAGCACCAAACGCAATTAGCGCACCAAAGACAGCACCACCAGGGCCAAAGATAGAGGCAAGTTGCGGCCCCTGTTGACCAATAATAATGAAAGCGTCAGTTCCAGACTGTGCCTGTACCGCAATATCCTGCAACTGAAAAGAGGCTTGCTGGGTAGCGCCTCGCATAGACTTGAATGGCGCAACAGTTTGGCCAGCTCCCTTGCCAACGCCTTTTGTTTTCTTCTCTGCTTTCTCGCCAGATTTAGCTAAATGATCTAATTCGGTAGCAGCTTCTTTAGCGCCTTTTGTTTCAACGCCAATGATTAGCGTATTCATTTCAGCCATGATTATTAGTCTCTTTAGAATGCAATAAATCAAGCGATCTAATTGCATCTACCTCAAAAGTAGATAAGTTGCCATAGATAGCCATGTAATCTTTGATTTGAGTATAACTGATAACGCCACTGGAAGCATTCTTGAGAGACACGAAAAGAACCCACAAATAAGTGAGTTCATCACGCAAAGTAGGTTGCTCGTCTAGCTCTTTAGGGTTTCTACCTAAAGATTTTGCTATTTGATTTAGATTATCTAATCGGCTAACTTTAGAACCTTTATCGTAGCCAGCAGCCCAAAAATGCCACTGACCAAAGGCTTCTAACTCTTCAATTAGCCCTTGATAAAATTTTTGCGGTCAGCTACAGCAGCATCTAACTGAGATGCAACATTAGGTGATTGATTATATAACTTAGCAGCAACCTTTGGGCTGAACTTAACATCTTTACCTTGATCTTGAAGACCTCTCCAAGATTTAGTCACCGATACAAGAAGATCAATCTCACCACCCTCTTCCTTATTAAGCAGCTTCCTGTGATAAGCCCTGACAGCCTCTCTGTACGCTTTAGAGTCCACACCCATTACGGTTACATAGAAATCAGTTTCTTTGCCGTCTAAGGGGCTTTTAATGCATATCTCTACGCCTTCGTTGTGCGCGTCAGCAGTGTATAACTGTTTTAAATCCATACTCTCTCTCCAGAGTTAATTAAGGGGCTTTTCAGCCCCTTTAGGTTTGTAGCTTTTATATTACTAGGGTTGGCGTGTAATTTTCAACTGGGTTGCTGCTGTAGAATCATAAAGAGCTACAAAATCCAATGAAATAGTTACTGCACCAGGGCCTGCTGCTTCTGGGTTACCAGAGTTGTACTTAATTTTAGGCATTAGGAAAATATAATCTTTTCCTGCTGAGTCAGTTAATGTGAACTGCAAAGAAGACTCTGTTTCGTTCACAAACTTGTTAAGCAGTGTAATGTCTTCAAAGTAAGCAGTTACGGAACCTGTCACAGTAGACTTACCGATAGATGGCTCAAGAGTCGTATCTTGACCAACAACGTATAGTGCTTCCATACCGTTATCAATACTTAGCTCTAGTCCAGTAACAATAGCAATAGAAGAACCGCCCTCAGTAATTGATCCAGTAAATGAGTCAAATGGTGCGGTAGTAGTTTCCGCATTGTAAGTCGATCCTGTTATAGCTGATCCGGTTGCCGCAAAGCCGCTACCAATCACGCCAAACGAGCCTGTAATCATTGAATTAGGTGCAACAGACAAAGACATTGTATTAATACTGCAACCAGTAGATCGCAAATACTTATTAATATCTTCATGGTGTCGCTCGATAGTAAAGCTTCTGCGAGTTGTACCTGCTTTAAGAATGTTAGTTGCCCAAGTTCCTGCTAAAGCAGCTTCAATAAAGTCATCAAATGTTCCGTAAGACAGCTCGACGTTTACATCACCAGAAACATTTTTGTTGCCGTGACGGAAGTGAGCGATCTGACGATCATCGCGCAATTCTTCTGATTCGATTGCATCTTTAGATAGACCCAAAGTTGTACCAGTGTGGCGCAAGTTTTGGAAGCCTGGGGTGCTTGGAGTAGTACCAAACGTGGTTTCGGCTATGTACGCCAAATTGTGTCGTGAACCTGTTGCTATAGTCATAATTTACCTCGGCGCTACATGAGCCATATAATTAATTGTTACTGAAGTGACGAATCTTTCTTCGTCAATAAATCCTGCGTTTCTTGATACATTACCAAGCCGAACATAAACACCATTGTACAACAAATCAGTACCACGTTTAAAATGGTCAGCAATAGCATCTAATTTCTTCTCTGAAGCTCCTCGGCCTTTACCTGCTGGAGCAAACACATCTATTTGGTATATACCTACATATTCATCTAAACCGCCATTACCTAAGCCTGCTTGAACTGTAGGGGCTGGTAAATGAGTCGGCCTTAGATATAATTTATTCTTGACTGGCTTAAAACCAATATTTTCCCAAGCTATAGGGGATCGGCCTGCAAGAGAATCTAATCTTACATCTAATGCTGTACTAATATCTGAAAACACTGTACTCATTTGACTACCTTATTTATAGCCTTATCAATTGCTTGCTGAAAAGCCGCTACGTTAACTCTAACCATTCCAGCGGGAGCCTGAGTAGAGTATCCAAACTCAATTCTACCCGCATAAGGCAGATTGTTTGCCAAGTACAAATTTTGACCAGTTGAAGACTGAACTACTTTAGTTATACCGGCTATAGTGTTAGCACCGTTAGTATCTCGTATATCTAAAATAGACTTCTCTGGCGTAGACACGCTTGCTTGCCAGTTAGCTCTAAGCTT